TAGGAAGTTTGCTTTTTTAAAAACATGGATAAACTGGGAACCATGGCCTACAAAACGACTAATCACTTAACCCAAATATCAGGGTGACGAGCTTCATGTTCAAGCCTGACACGAATATTCTCAGGACAAATTGAAGGATCATCCCAACCTTGTCGTATCATTTCTTTAGAGGGAAAAACACTAAGATCTTGCTGACAAACAGCGGGCATGCCCTTATGCTCAGCCCTGAACATGTACCTGGATATAGATTTTTTTTCAAGTTCATCATACACCTCAGTATAAGTAGACATGTCAGGGGTGTCATTAACTTTCTTCCATAACTCATAGAAGTAGTCATACATGACATCATCATACGGGCACTGCCAAACCAGACCCACAAGTTTATGACTGTAAGTAACAATATTGAGCTCTTTCGAGGTTTTAACACTCTTAACATAAAGATCACGTCTGGCCCTATGAACTTGACCACTCTCAGTGACTTGCCTCTTAAGAAAAGACCAACCGACCTCACCAATAGGTGTATAAGGAGTGTTATATATAATCACCTCTCTTAAAGTCTGACCGTAATCCTGAAAAAAATCGATTATACTCTTCTCAAAGGCTTCTTTTGTAGGAAAAAAGGTCTTGGGCATTTTAAAACATATATTATCACCTTGTACAGCAAATTTAATATCCTCATAAAAGTATGATCCAGTTAATTTAAAGATATAGGCTTTACTTATCCAACGGACGTGCTCAGTATTGAACAAAGAAGTTATATAGTGGCCACTAGGTAGTCCCCCAACAACAAGGCGGAACGCTTGTCCAAACCAGTGTAGTATCTTAGAGCATGTATTCATCTGATCTACGCGACGGAAATAATTAAAAACGGGATCATCATAAGATGGATGGATTGATGACATAAATTCATAGAAGAGCATTAAACAACACCAAGGAGCATGGTTATCCTTTCTTCTAATATCACCTTCCATCCAATAATAATCGCCTGAATCAGAGAAATTCCAATAGTTCTTCCATCTAGAAACACCTCCATAAGCAAATTGAAATGCTATGAAATTCTCATCACGATTTTCTAAGACATGAGCAAAATCTTTAAAGAGTTGATGAGAAATCATATACTGGACTAGCGGAACCATGAAGAAAATACGAGTCTTATCCTTATTAGTAACTTCCAACTTAAATTGAATAGCGGTGATGAATCGCGCCATACTGCAATGGCCAGCCCTTACTTGAAGCAACATAGATTGAAGTTGCAGATATTCACAGTACCAGGCCTCTTGTTTTCGCCCTCGATGCATACGTCCACCATCGAAGTAAAGACCTGCACTCTTATCCATTTCAAAGGGAGTGTGCAACCAATCTGGATTAAATTCAGGGAGTGTTGTAAAGTCATAACCTACATAGGATGCTATAACTGCGGGGAATAGTCTCTGTGCGGTTCCAAACTGAGATACTAAAGAAACAGGAAGACTAGACACACCATTTACACACTTGTCTATATCGTCAAGAGCTATACCATAACCCTCACACATTTTATCTATATGAGGATTAGCAGCAAGATGCTTGCTAATAAAAAGATCCAAAGCCTTAGAGCAGGTGACTTTGGTAGGTATAGTAGATGGCACACATCTGAGAGGAGCACGATCGTAAGTAACGACACAAGATCGAAAATTAGTACTTCGATCATTACAAAGTTTCTCAAAAGGGAGCAAACTCACGAATCGGCGCTGAATTTTAGCTATCATCTCCTTTTCAACACTCTCAGGAATCTTGACATAATTAAGACCAGTTATCCAGCCTATCTGAAGACTATAAGCACTAGTTCCCTCAACAAGAGCTACAGGATGCGGAGTTTTAGTTTTATCAGGGTCTTTAAGGCAGACAATTACTCTATGATTAATGTTATCTACTTGCAGAAAAATACTGGACATTTCTTCGAAGAGCTCAGGAGGAAAAAGTCCGCGAGTGAACCTCTTAGTTATTCTAATGACTGCCAAAGTAGAAGACGTGGTGGTAACTTCGCCCTCGTACGATATTGAACTTTTAAAAGAAAGCAGATTAAAAATAGGAGAGTTCAGGCGACACTCACTCTCCTAGGGGTTAAC